TGGCCGCCTTCCCCAGGAGCAAAACTCCCGGGCGTTGTGCCCTCGGTGGTCTTGCCACGCGGGTGCTCGGACTCGTCCCAATCCTTCGCGAAAAACCGCTGGCGCCAGGCCGCAGCGAGCTTGACCGGCGGCCCTATTTCTTGGGGCGCTGCTCGACGGGCGAGTTCTTTGAGGCTTTCGTGGAAGGCTGGGACGCCTCGACCTTTGGCAAGACTTTCGCCGAGCTGGGTACGATAATCATCGAGCGCCGCGAGGGCATCCGCCCCAGCCTCGCGTTCAATGGATGAACCGTAACCCCGCCAATCTTGCGCATCGCCAATCCTCTTATCCACGATCGCTGCAGTCGGCAATACATCGGCATCGATGCCCGCATCCGCAAGAGCACCAGCGAGCTTCATCACCGCGGCGTCGGCTTTGTCCGCGATCGTCGCCGGGCCCTTCGGCACCGCGTGAGTCTCTTCGAGCCATTGGTATGGACGCGCATCGTTGAAATAGGTACTGACAAGCTTGCCGCGGTCGAGCATCCAAATGTCAGCGTCGGCTTCCTTGTAGGCAACTCCGAGCGCGCGCGCGACCGGCTGATGAATCGCGTCCTCGGCTTTCCATGCGTAGAGGTTGCCATCGTCATCGCGGATGACGCGGACCTCGCCGTAGTCCGTATCCTTGGCAATGCCGATCACGTCGCGCAGGCTCGGGTTGACGAGCACCTCGATCGGTTGGATCGAGTGCAACGGCTTGACCATCACCGAGGTTGTCTGCGCGCGCTTGCGCGGCGCGATGCCCTCGGGGATCAGCAGCGTGATGCCGGTGCGGCCCTCGCCGTCGACCGTTTGCGTGAAGCCCGCGAGCAGCTCGGGGTCGACCTTGCGCGCGACCTCGGCGAGCTGCTGCGCCGTGACGCCAGGCTTGGTCGGCATGATGTCGATGCGAAGATCGCGCGCGGCTGGCAGGCCCTCGGCATCGCGGACGACCCACACTTCCTTCTGCGGGCCGAGCACATGCGCAATCGCCTCGGCCGCGAACGTCGCATCATGCGGCTCGCCGTGAAACTCGCCGACCAGCGTCGGCTCGGACGAATACTCGCCGGTCGAGGGATCGGTCCAGCCGCCAACCACGTGATGGGTCTGCAGCATCTGCGCGCCGGTCGAGCGCGCAATCTGCTCGGCGACTTTCTCCGCATCGCCGTACGAGATCGTGTCGGTGCCGAGCGCTTTGCGGAGCGGCGAGCCCTCGGGAAGGCCTAGCCCGAACGGAACTGTTTGATGCTGACCGCCGTCGCCGCCCACACCTGGGGCTGGCTCGCTTGATTTTTTTTTTGATCCGGCCTCGCCGGTCTCACCCTTCGTGAACTGCCCGCCCTCCGTCGTACCCTTCGGTACGCGCGGATGCTTCGATTCCTCGAACGCCCTGATACGATGATCTCGCATCAACGCCGTGAGCTGCTCCGCGATCTCGTCGGGCAGCTCGATGCCCTGGTCTTCGAGCGCGTCCTTGATGTCTTGGCCGTCGAACTGCTTGCCGCCTTCCTCGCCCTCACCAGGCTGGCCAGGCTGACCAGGCGCGCCAGGCTTGCCCGCACCCTTACCCGCAGGCGGGAAGTCGAGCCCGAGCGCCTGCTCACGCACATGGTCCTGCTTGATGCGCAAGTCGGTGTCGAGCGGATCGTCGCCCATCTCTTCGATCACGTCCGATCGCGACTTGAACCCGGAGTCGACCGCGAGCTTCTCGCCCTGCTGATCCTTCAGCGGATCGACCCACTCGAACTTCGGCGGCATCCACTTCACCGAGAGATAGAGGCGCGGGTCATCCGCAAAGTCCGGGATGTCGATCGCCTCCGACAGGATCGCGTCGCGCAGCCATCGCTCGTAGATCGGCTTGCACATTTGGTAGACGATGACATTCGCCTGCATCTGCCCGAGGCGGCGCCGATACTCGACGATCGCTCCACGCAGCGAGCTGTAATTCGCATGGCGCAAGTCACCGGCGCCGAGCGCGTACGGCACACCCATCGCCTGAAACGCGGGCAGGATTTGCCGGTACTGGAACGGCTCGTAGTCACCACCGACCGCGGCCGGTTGGGAGAACGTGATGTCCTCGCCAGGCAGCAGCGTCTGGATCGTGCCCGGCTCCAGCGTCACCAGGCCCTCGTCGACGTTCGGATACGGCGCGGGTTCCGCATTCTGGATCAGCATCTCCTCGGGCTGCGGAGTCTTCACGAAGCCCGCGAACATCGCCGCGACTTTTTTGCGGTCAAGCTCGGCGTCGTCGTACTGATCGAGCAGGAATAGCTTCACGAGCGCCGACGACACGAGCGGCACGCCACGCACATCGCCCGGCCGCCTCGGCTTGAACACGTGCAAGATTTCCTCGGCCGGGATGCGAACGCGGAAACGGAAGTCGCGCAGCGGCGTGATGATGATCTGCCCGGGATGGTAGGGCCAAAAGTGATACGCCACTCGTCGGTGGCTGGCGTCGAACTCGACGCCGTTCATGATCAGGTTGCCGTTCGGCGCGAGCAGATTGTACGAGTAATCGAGCATGTCCGATTCGAGGACGAGGAGCTGCAGCGGAACCGTGAGCCCATCCTCAATCGAGCGCGGGCGATAGCGGATGAAGCATTCGCCCGCCTCGAACAGGCACCGAGCGACGAGTTCCTGCATGCCGTAGAAATCGACCTGGCCGTCAACGTCGCATTCGCACGCCCACTGCGCCCACAGCTTGTTGACCGCACTGCGCAGCTCGGGATCAGGGATCAGCGACGATGGCCGAATGCCGGTGCCGATGAGATTGCCGACGTAGCTATCCGCCGCCGAAGCCGCATGCGGATTGTTGCGCACCATGTCGCGCGCGCGGTCGCGCAGGATTTCGCCACCCTGCGTCACCAGCGTGTTGATGGTGCCCTTGTTCGGGAGCCATTGCGACAACCGGCGCCGCGCGTTGGCCGCGTGGAAGCCCTGTTGCGATGGCGACCACCACGGGCCGCCAGGTTGCCACGCCCAATCCTGCTGCGCCGTGATCTTCGGCCGAACGCGAACGCGGAAGGTATTCACCCCATCGCCGAACATTCGGCCCATGGGGTCCTTGGTGGGTACGTCCACCTAGAGGCCCTTCGTTCCCCGGGTGCGCGTGAGGAAGGTTCGGGTCGGCGGACCAAAGAGCGCCGTGTTGACCAGGGAGAGCGCCAGCCGCAGCTCGTCGATCGAGCGATAGGTCACGCTCTTGCCGTCGTAGGACACGTGCAGCGTCCCCGAGGCAATCGCCTCTTCGAGCGCCTGCTTGGCCTGCGGCGTGAAGCCTGACGGCAGTGTGGTGACGGTTCCGTTGGACATGATCAGCTCATGTAGGTTGATCGCAGGATGCGGCGCCCACGGAGCTGCGGGCGCCAGGGACGCGGCGTGATGCCGGGGTTGGGTGGAGGCCCGCCAGGTGGCGAACGCTCGCGTACGCTCTCCGCTTCGTGCTCGGCGGGCATCGGCGGCGGGGGTGGACCAAACAGCGATTTCGGTGGCGGCGGCTCGGCCGGTCGACCGGCCACCGGCGCCGGGGCGATCGGGATCGGCACGGGCTCAAACCGGATCGGCAGCGCCTGACGAGCGGCGAGCGCATAGACGAACGTGTCGAGCGCCTCGTTCTTGGCGCCAGGCGGCTTCTCCCACACCCGCACCGGATGCCCGAGGCGATAGCGCGTCATCACCTTTTCGCAGGTGAGCTGCTGGAAGTACTGCTCGTTGAAGTCAACGCCGACCGGAAAATGGATGTAGCCAGGACCCGGCTTGGCGATGCGCAGGCGCCCGTAGATCGCATCCTTCGCCGTGTCGACGCCGACGACGTAGAAATCTTTCTTCGCCTTGCTCTCACGCTTGGGCCAGATCGGTCGCGCGCCACTCGCGCCCTTGATCGGCAGCACCTTGCGCCCGCGCCGCCCCTTGCAGAACGCCAGCACCTGGTTGCCGTGATGGCCGCCGGTGTCGATGCACACCGCACGAATGCGGAGCTGGCGCTCGTCCTCGGTCGGATAGACCTTGAGCAATTGCTCGTCGAGTTCCATCCATAGGTGTTGCTGCGCCGGATCACCGGGCAGCACGTGGTACTCGATCGCCCAGCACTCCTCGCGCGGGCCGAACCCGAGCACCTGGCATTCGAGCCGATCGCCCTGCACGTCGACACCAGCCACCAGGAGCTTGACGCCCTCGGGGATCAGCTCGGGCCCGTACTGCTCGCCGCGGGACACCAGCGACGATGACTCGACGGTCTCGGCCGGGTCCTCGAACGGCTCCCCGAGCACGGTGTTGACCCACACCTGGAGCAGCTCGGGAACGTCCTTCGCCTTGAGGAACTCGACCACGATGTCGGTCAGCGTCAACCACGGCGAAATGAATCCAGGGATGTGGAATCCCGCGATGCCGTTGAACGGTGCGGTCGCGCGCCATTCTCCCTTCGACACCGCCTCCCAGCGAACGACATCGTCCCACGGATTGCCGCAATGCTCGCAAACGTAATACGCGGTCTCGGGCTTGTGCGGCCAGAACGGCGCGCCGACGCGACGCTGCTCGCTGTCGGCGGCTTTATCCCAGCGCACATTCTCCCAGCGTAGCGTTTGCTTCTCTTCGCACTGCGGACAGGGAACATAGAACCGTCGCTGATCGGACTTCAGCCATTCGCGCCAGATCACCGATGTGGCCTTTCGCCCCGGCGATGAGCCGAGCAGAGTCTTGCGATTCCAAAATGTCGTCTGCCGTTTCGCGGCGAGCTGCAGCGGATCGCCCTCGGTTCCGGCCGAGGTTTTGAAGCGATCGACCTCGTCGGCGAACACGACGCGGATCGGCCGCGCCGCCAGGCCCGCAGGCGCGTTCGAGCCGACGATCGCCATGTAGCCGCCGGGGAACGATTTGAACCGCAGCGAATTCTCGACGTAGCGCGAGATCGGTTGACGCACGAGCCCACGCAGCACCGGCGTGTCGCGGACCATCGGCGCCAGGCGTTCCTTCGACCAGGTCTCGCCAGCATCGATGGTCGGCTGCAGGATCAGAATCGGGCACGGGTCCTGATGCACGATGAAGCCGAGCGCGTTGAGCACACACTCGGTGAACCCCACCTGCGCAGCCTTCGGAACCACGATCGTGTGAACCGTCGTGTCCGAAAACGCATTCATGATCCCGCGTTGGTACTCGGCTCGCGCCGTCACCCATCGCCCGGGTTCGGCCGCCGCCTCCATCGACAGCTCGCGATTGGCGTCAGCCCACTCACTTACTGTCAACTTCGGTGGTGGTGACCAGGCCTTTAGCGCGACGCGAACCATTTCGACGACGCGGGTACTCTTGGCTCGGATCGAGAGTGACTTCGGCAAGTCCTGCAAGCTCGCCGAGCGCGGCTGATAGTTCACCGTCGAGAAGCTCCCGGATTTTCGTCGGACTGGAGATCAACGCCAACCGCGGCGCCATCTTCGATGGGATCGCGAGCATTCTGATCTTCGCGATCGTGATCAGATCGGTCCACACCAGCTCGATCTCCTCGGCCGACACAAGATCGCCAACGATGCGCGAGCGCTCGACCTCGGCGATGTCGGCTTTCATTTCGTAGAGCCGCGCGCGCTCTCGCGAATACTTTTGCGCCGACTTTGCCGTACCGCCCCGCTTGCGCAGGAAATCGATATAGCCCTGGACGCACGGCACGAGATCGAACTTGCCGTCATCGTTTGGCTTCGGCAGCACCTCTTGATCGGACAAGCGCTTGACGTGGTACGTCGTGAGCTTGAGCACCTTGGCGATCGTGTCGGACGGATACCATGGCATTGCAGCACTCACGAAAAAGCGCTGTCGAGTTTACAACGCTCGACAGCGCAAGTGTGGTCGCATTCGGTACGAAGGAGCGCGCACGATAGCACGGGTCACCGCGGCTTGCGAGTGGCCATGGCGCGCGCCATCGAATCGGGGAACGCCTTGGCAGTCTCCTCGGCCATGTGCTTCGCAAAGTCGTCATAGAACGGCACGTCCTTCCTGTCGACGACCGATCGCGCCAGCACGTACATGAGCTGCAGCCCGCGCTTGACCCGCTGATAGATCGCGTCGCCACGGATGAACGAGTCGGGCAAATTCTTCGGCTTCTGCGAGACCACGACACCGGTCGCATCCTTGCGGACATATCTCGGATTCGGGATCGCGAACCGGCCGCGCGCAACTTTGGTGCCGCCCTCGGCATGGAGCTTGAGCTTCACCGACCTGTTCAACGCGTCGTAAATTTCCACCGTCAGATTTTGCTTCGTCGCCTGCTCGACCCGCAGCGCCGCGCGCATGAAGTTCGGATTGCGCATGTGGACGTGCTGCGGCCAGGTGTTGTCGATCAGGTACTGCCGCGTCACGAACGCGGCATGGTTCATCGCGTTGGCGAGCGCAAACGGAATCTGATCGGCCGCGGCGTTCATGGTCGCGGCCATGCTGTCGATCTCCGACACATCGACAACGAACCAATCGCTTGCATCAGCCATACGACCCCTTGCAAAATGCGGGCGCCATGCCCATATTATTGGTGTCAGGGAAAGCCCAACACCCCTGAGTGAATGCGGAGGTAGCCCCTCCAACAGGCACTGCATGGTGCGGGCATTCCCCCAACGGTTGCCGAGTGGTCACGGCTGATGGCCACCGTCCAAGGGCGGAAGGGGAGACCAGGTTCCCTCCGACACGTTTAGGCCTCCTGGTTCGAGACCTGGAGCTGACTCCCCCAGGCGGCGGCCGGGCGCCGACATCCCCCGGCACGGTTTGGGCGACGGAAGCCCATTGCAGGCCCCACAGCGGATCAGCGTAGACCGAGAAAATCGAACAAAACAACGGCGCGAAGGGTGAGAATCCCTGCCACGGAAGGGTCATGAGAGGAAAAGGGCCGCGTACCAGTTTCGCCCGGGCGGACTCGCC